GCTTGTTTTGCAACTTCTTCATCTTCTGCTGAAACTGGATCACATCTTACAACATCATCACTTGCTGCAAATGTTCTCAATAATGTAGGTAGTATGCTTTCAATAACGTCACTAACATCTGTTGAAACTACTTGTGATCTGCCTTCTTGTTCGTTTCCAAAGGGTTCACCGAAGTAATATTCAAGTGATTTTTGTCTTTGGTTCGTAATATCAGAACCAATATATCCAAGTGAAGAATGAATTTCTGATTGCAGTACTGCTGCAATTTCTGGTTCTGTTAAGGGTTTTCCTTTTGCCATTATACTATATACCTTGTATCAATATTTATTTCTGTTGTCCATTGACTTGCAGTACCAGGATCAATCGCACATCCATAACGAAATGCGTCTGCTCCATGTGAACTCCAGTCATGTAGAGGTTTATTTTTAAATGTTTGCATTTTATCATCATAATCTTTTCGATATTGACGCAAACATTCAATACCAACCTTGCAACGGTTTCTGTCAAACCAACACTGATCTAGCGTATTTCTTACCGACTCGATACCATGTTGTATTTCTAACTTAGGACAAACATCAAAATTTATCCCTAATTCTTGTGCAACTTCTAATCTGGATTTACCAGTTCCAAGTTCACGTGCCACAATATCGTGTGGTGCGATGTGTCTACCATAATTGTAGGCTTTGTCTTCCAAGATATTCGCATAATGTGCAAGACTTTCGCCTGATGTTTCGTAGTAGTCTATTAAATGTATTTCGTTTCCTACACGTTGTGCAAACCAAATAGCAGTTGAATCACCGATCCCTAAATCCCACCATGTTTCTACGTCTATGTTTTGATCGTATTCTACTTCTACTATTCGATTTTCTTTCTCAGCTTTTTGTATCTGCTTACCATAGTAAGATCCTGATACAGCAGCTTGGAAACTACATTCAAATTCTTGTTCGTATTGATCTTCTGGCATCGTATAACGTGCCTCTTCAAGCTCATCTGCATCAATAACACCTGTTTCTGATGCTCTGTATAATACAGCTTTCCAATCTCCACCTCTTCGTTTGGCAAGGTCATACACATCCCAAAATTGGTTGTGACCCATAGGTGTACCAATAAATATCACATAACCTAGTTTGTCTGACACAGCAGGTCTAACAACTTCAGTCCATGTTCTAGGAGACATCAAAGCAAATTCATCCATAACAACTCCATCAAATCCTAGTCCACGTAGTGCATCTGGGTTGTCTGCTCCAAAGATTTGTATTCTAGAACCATTCCAAAGATCAATCTTTAGTTCTGTTTCGTGTCTACTACCACCTAATGTCATAAGTGGTTGTGTGTACTCTTTGAGATAGTCAAACGCTACGTTTTTACCTTGTCGGTACGTAGGAGCTATGTATGCAAGTCGTTGATTAGTTTTTCGTAATGCTGTTTTGATTAAATGATTTATCGCAAATACAGTTTTGCCAAACCTACGATGACAACAAATTACGTTAAATCTTTTTAGTTTGCTATGTAATTCTTTTTGTAAGGGTCGTGGTTTGTAAGGTATTTCAATCTTCAAACTATTCCTTCCATTTAACTTCTATCTCTAATGGTTCGTCTTTATCGCCCTGTACCTTCTGGTCAACAGAGGCTAGTCGTGGATGTACGAATGGTGCAGCTTTTTCAGCAGCCCACATCTTCTTTTCAGGGGATGTTTTTTTGTCGTTCAAGATGTTCAGCATATACTCTAAAGGTGTTTTACTACCTTTTTTAAGCATTGCATCTAATCTTTGATGCTTAGTTCCTGCGGTGACACCTCTAGGTCTACCTGCTCCTGGTCTTTTTCCACCTTTTTGCATTATGCAAACGATACCATAAATGTTACAAGAAAAATGGCTGCTAATATGGCTATGGTGTAATCTTTAATATCCCATAGTTCATAACTTTGTAACCATTTAACTACTTCGTTTAGTTTCTTCATGCTTTTCTCCTGTTACCATAAATTTTTTTCATTAAATCACCGATTGATGCGGTTGAATATTTCTTTTGTACGCCTTTTCCAAGTACACCCTTTTGGTCAAAAAACATATTTTTTCTACGAGGTTGTCTTAGTCGAGACTGTCTTTGTAGCTGTCTTACAATTCTTACGAGTTCTTTTTGATTCATATTACCAATTCTTACAAGACCAATATCTTGCGGTTAGTTTTGACGGTGGTGCAGTATCACAACGGTGTCTAGCCCTAAATGACTTACGTCTTTTGGGTTGTGATTTCTTTATGGATAGTTTGGGGTCTCCATAACGTATTAATTTGACCTGTTTGCCTTGTTTTGCAAGTACAGCGAACTTTTTTGACTTTCCAGGTGTTCTTTTGGGCTTGTTATATCCAGAAAATCGTTCACCACGATAATTTATGGACATTAAACCATAAACTTTCGCTTTTTATTTTGCATTTTCTTCGGATTACGAAGTTTTGCAAAGTCTGCTGCTGTTATTTTGTCTCTTGGCTCAGCAATTTGAGCTATTTTTTTCTGTTTTTTACTTAGTCTTCTTGGCATTTCTTCTTTTCCTTGCAAAAGTTGACACATTAGTTGGTTTACCACCCACTCCTTGTGCTTTTGATCGTTTTCTTGATACAGCAGACTTAATTTGTGATGCTGTCATGCTACGTGCCTTTGATCTTGGTACGCATTTTGGGTATTTACGCTTTGAACCTTTAGCAGATTTACGACCACAGGGTTGAAATTTGCCCTTTTTCTTTTTGGCTCCAATATCAACCCAGTCTCCCTTTGGTCCTTTACCAAACCACGCTGTTAATCCTCCAGATGGTTTAGCCATTATGCAGTCCTATACTTACCGCCACGCTTTTTGTATGTGCGTACAAGCCATCCATTAGCGTAAGCTGAAGGGTATACCTTAAATTTACGCTTAGCTTCTGCTTTTACACGTGCATACAGTGCTTTGTTAGTTGGAACTGCCTTCTTCTTAGCCATTAACCCATCATAATTAAAAGACCTTTTTTCTTCTTCATGGTCTTTTTCTTAGATTTTTTAACGCCTTTTTTCTTAGATCGTTTTTTCATTCCTCTAGCCATAGTGTCTCCTACTTATTTTTTTTCTTTTTCTTCATTCCTTTTTTCTTGGAACGCTTCTTCATTGATCTTTTTTTCATTCCTACCATAATACAACCTCCTATATGATTGTCGTTTAAGTACGGTGTCAGAAAAATAATCCTGACTCCAGTTGTTATAATATCCAATTTTATCTAGATGTGCCGAGGCATCTTCTAGTTCTTTGAATGGTTGGATAAGTACCATAAAGAATTCGTTGTCTGGCTCCCAATCACCCTCCATGAACTCCTCTTCCTCATCTTCAGGGTAGGATGCCATTAGATATGTGTTTAAAGGCACATAAACGTGATTTAAAGCATGAATATAGTCGTGTAGCTCATCGGATGTCATTTCCATGTCAGAACACGCTAGAATAATCAATTTTAAGCGTTCTTCAAATAAAACCCCTGCCTGCTCTGTAACTTGTCTTAAAAAGTCCTCATGGTCATCAACTACGAGTATTTTGACTTGTTTGCGTAATCTAGCCTGTTTTGCGTATGGACAGATAGGAAATTTATCCCCAGTCTTTTCCACATGGTCTATAGCCCAAGAGATTATATCCTCTTTGATAGTACGCAGTTTTGTAGCCATTTATGCCAATAATCTATAATTAATTTAATAGAGTTTGTAAATAAAACCCCCCTTATTTTGATTATCTGATTGGATGAGTTATGACATTGACATAGACCCCTGCTGTCTGCGTTATGGTGTACCCATCATTAAAACCCCCATGATTTTAGTATTATAATACTGTTGCAATAATGTCACAGTAATTATAACCAATAATAAATGGCTAAATAGAGCCATTCTTTATTCGTATAATCTATATTATGTTAAGAGCTAGGTAATTGGCTAGTTATTGGATTGATTTATAGTACTATAATACCAGTATTATTTGATTTTCTTATTTTTATTTTTGTGTGTGTAAAAGTACAAATATGACCCCATCCTAGAAGTACCAATATAAAATAATTTAATAATATGTAATAATTTACTTTAACATTATCTATAAATATGATTTAGTTATCTTATTAATTAATAGAGAGGTAAATATGAAAACAATAAATATAACTTTAATACAAAATGGTGAAGGTGTATTTGCTTTTACAAAGGATGAAAGCAATAATTTAGTATATCAAGAAATAGGTAATCATAATAATTTTTATTTTTCATTTGACCCTAATGAGGGTGGTAATCTTAACAACGATTGGGAAATTGTTGAAATGAATGGTTTAGATGATGAATATAAAGACATGGTTGAAACAGCAATTAAACAATTAAAAGGAAATAGTAATGATTAATACACTAGTAAAAATCTATAACAAGTGGGGTGAAAACAATGCAAATTTATTGCCCTTACTTAGTGCGGATGAAATGTTGTGGAATCCATCTATTACAACTGAACAAAGAAAGTGGTTAAGTAGATTTATAGTAATATGGCAAAAAGCAGAACAAAGAAAAAGTCTTTAACTTATTCCCTCAGATGTCTGGGGGAATGAGATATAGACATGAAGTTTATATCTAATTAACGGAGGTAAATAAATGAAATATAAATATATAGCGGTAACTAAAGAATGGTTTGACAAGATCAACGGTAATTCTTATTTCTCGGTACAAATTGAGGACGTTGAAAAAGATATTACTTACAAACTGCCTTTTCAATACGGTTATGGTTCTCAATCAGAATACGAAGTTAAAGAGTTTTTAGGTTTAAAGGGTTTTAATTCAGATTTGCCAATTAAATTTATAAAGATTGATAACTGTTTAAAAAGAGATGTAGTGCTGCATGGTAAAGGTACAGCAGATCAGTTTATTGTAAAAAGAAAACTTAATAACTCAGGTTCATACAAAAGTTATTATTATTGCGACTAAGGAGGTAAATAACTATGGATAAAAACTTAGATTTAATTTTATTTAGTGTATTTGTAGCGGTCTATTTTTCAGGATTGCTGCATTACCTGGCGGATTTAATAACAGTATATTTTATATAAGGGGGTAAATATGAATAAAAGAGAATACAACAAGGTCAAAGCTAAATTACATAAAAACTTTGAACGAGAAAAGAAAGAAATACACAAGGAATTTGCGGATTTAAGCGTTCCTAATTATCTTTTTTTAAAATTGTCGGAAACAATAAAACAAACAAAAAATGCTGCACCTTGTAAACATGAAGCAAAAGATTTTATATTTGACGTTATGAGAGAGTCAGATTTAATATGAATAAATTATTCAACTTTGTTTCTATGTGCTGCCTTTTATTCCTAGTATATGCTCAGTTTAGTTATATTCAAAAAGATTGGTGTAGCTTGGAATTTGTCAATGTAAAGCAGATGATTTTTGATATTCACCAGGAT